CTAAAGGGCGATCGTCGGGCCGTCGGGGCGCAGCCAGCCATCCACTTTGAGGCCGTTGCGGCCCTGATATTTCCGCACGGCCTCGTCGACCGTGTAGAGCCCGTAGCCCATCGCCCCGCCGACCTTCGAAAGGTCCAGGTCGCCCGCATTCGCCAGCAGGGTTTCGACTTTGAGCATGTCGTGGCGGCGATTGGCCCGGCCAAGGCCCACCGTATCGTCGAGCTTGAACCAGTCCGACGCGCCCGGCGCGTTGTCGAGGCCGGTGTAATCGTCGTCATACTCGAACAGGGGCATGGCAACCTCCGAAGTTGAACATGAAGCTATATATAGCCGAAACCGAATCAAAATGCAAGGTAATAAGCTGAGATAGGTAAAATAACAGCGCTCTTGCACAAAAGCGAACAAAATGCTTCACTTCAGCCATCGCCCTCCGGGGCGGGTGCTGTTTGACAAGTGAAGAGAGTTCGACCCGGCCGGGAGACCCTGTAGCGAGACACCCAGTTTGAAATTCAGGGACAGGCAGTTTGAAATTCTGGAAAAGCGTTAGAGGGAGCAGAAAAACGGCGCCTCTAACGCTGCTGGACGCGGTTACAGGCCCGTCCGGCACAAAGACCAGCTGCGGCGCGGGGCCGTGCAGAACGCCGTCAGATAAACCCGGCCGACCGCGCTCAGCGCCGTGGGATTGACCCGCGCCGCCTGGTAGAGGTCCAGCCTGTCGGCCGGGCGGGAACCGTCGATCTTGTCGAGGTCGCTTCCCAGCACCGTAAAGCGCAAGGCGCGGACGCCCTGGGGATCGTCGATATTGACGGTCAACGCGCCGATCGCGGGCCGCGCTGCCGCAGGCGTTTCGTGCAAAGCCTGCCACAACCGCCCCGAGACCGCGATCAGTACGCCGGACGGCGTCATATCGCTCGGTGCCTTGATCGTCGCCACATAGGACATGCGGCCATCGTGGGCAGTGCCTGTCGCAACCTCGGCGATACCCTCGATCGCCTGCAATCCGTCGATGAACGGGCGTTCCGTCTTTGGCGTCGCGAGCGACAAAGGCTGCGCGTACGAATGTCCCCCGACGAAGGCCAGAAGAGCGACAATCCCTGCAACGTATATCTTCATGTTTGTGTTCCTCTTGGTTGCACGTTCAATACTCTTGCCCTCTGGCTGTTTCGAGTCAAACTGTTTTCAATCTCCGCACGTTCCCGCCAAGGCAGCATCGAGCATGCGGTACGCATGCGCTGCAGCCAGGCTGAGAACGCCGTTACCGGCAATGCGGGATCGGTCCAGCCAGCGGGCCAGCCCATCATGGCCTCGAGGAAGCGTGGGTTGAGCGTCCGGCCGTAGTTCGAGCCAACGCGCCCAGGCCACAAGCTCGCCAGGACCGGGCGGGAAGATGCCGACACGAGCGAACGCCTGGCGCCGCCGGCCGCCTGCGTCACGTCCCACAGCACCGACCACGCGAGCGCCGCGCCGCTGATGCTCATCGTCTGCCACGCGTCGGGGATGGGCACGAAGCGCAGGCCGTGCTTGCCGATCTGCATCCACACGTGATTGCCGTTGCGCGTCGCCGTCGGCGTCGGCCAGAGCGAAAACCCGCGCCCGCGCGTGGCTCGCGCCGACTTCGACGCCCTCGACGACTGTAGCTGCAACGCGGAAACCCAGTTGCTGAAGGTCGCCGACGACGCGCTCGAAACCGAGGGAGAGATGGCCGCGCACGTTTTCGACGAAGACGCGGCGCGGCTGCATGTCGGCGACGATTCCGGCGATCGCGGGCCACAGATGGCGCGGGTCGGCCGCGCCCTTGCGGTGGCCGGCCGACGAGAACGGCTGGCACGGATATCCGGCAGTGAGCACATCCACCTTTCCGCGCCAGGCCAGTCCGTCGAAAGTTTTGACGTCGTCCCAGATCGGCGCGTCGTCGATCGATCCGTCGCGCATGCGCGCCTGGAGAACTTCGACCGCGAACGCGTCGCGCTCGACATAGCAGACGGTTCGGTAGTTTGGTTCGGCAATGTGGAGTCCGAGTTCAAGGCCGGCAGCACCGGCACATAGAGCCACGCCATGCACGCTATTCTCCTTCAAGAGACGCGCGGCGGCGTTCATGGTTTGACGGGCTCTCGGCCCTGTCGATTTTGAAACGGTTGAGCGCGCCGCAGCGCGGGCACTTGATCTCGACGTCGAGCGGCCCGCTGGCTTTTGCCAGAAGCCGCCCGCAGGAACAACGATAGTCGGAACGCACGGAATCACCCTACACTTGCTCCCGCCCCAGGCCAGGGGTGGCGGGTCGGCCAGAATGCGGCCGGTTGTGGTCGGGCACGTTCGCGCGTGCGGTTTGCGCTGCTCCAACAGCGCATCCCCCGCCGGTCGTTTGATGGCGGAAAAGTCGGTCATGCGGGGCGCTTTCATCCGGGCCAGCCGCTGTCGATATCGTAGGCCAGCACGCTTTCGGCCGTGGCAAGCGCTTCGATCGCCTGGGCGTGCGCGCGCTCGGCGTCGAAACACGCCTGCACGTGCGCGCGCACGGCCTGTGCTGCGGCGATGATCTGCGCGGCCGAGAGCTGCACCCAACCGGCGCTTGTCTTCCAATCGACCGTATAGGCCGGGTCGAGCATCGCCTGCAGCGTTGCGCCAGTCAGCAGCGACTGGCTCTCGGGATCGGTGCGGAAACCGCCGATACCGGCCGTCTGTGTCTGCCAGCGCAACGCCGCCGCCGCGGCGATCCGATCGGCTTTGACCGCCGCCAACGGCCGCGCGCTGGTCTCGTAGATTCCGGGCTCGGTTTCGACGACGACGAACGCGCGCGGATCGACGTTGGGCGGATCGGCTAGCGCGACGCCGCCGAAATCGGCCGGCGACCACGCGCCGCCCGCCGGATATTGCGTGTCGTCGAACGACCAATCGCGGTCCGCGCGCACGATCGTGCCGTCGGGCATTCTGTATCTCATGGGTTCACCTGTGCTGGGTTGGGAACGCGGCGCGGTGCCGCACCGACCAATCGGGTCGCGAACGTCGCCGCAAAACTGTTGCTGCCGCTCGCGTTGTAGCTCGCGCTCGACGTGACGATGCGGCAGCCCGTCGCCGTCTTCTCGGCATGCGTGCCGAACGCAACCGCATTGCCGTTGATGGTGAGGGCCGAGGGCGTGCCGTTCAGGAACAGCCGCGGACCCGAAGCACTCGCGTTGCCCGTGAAGGTGCCCGACGCCACGCCGACAGTGCTCGGCATCGCCAACGTCGAAAACGGCTTGTAGCCGCTCGGCACCGCATAGGCGAAACCGCCGCGCCCGGCGACAAGATCGGCCCACGACTGAATGATGTAGAAATAGACGAACCAGGTTTTGCCGCTGGAGAGAAGATCGGTAAACGCGGTGGCGCCCGCAGCGAAGCTTTGGTTCCAAGCTCCGGCACCGTTCGCCCAATTGCCGTCGTAGCCGAATTTGGCCGTGCCGGCGTCCATGTCGATCGCGGCCATCAAGGTGCCCGGCACGGACAGCGCGCCGCCATAGGCCGCCGTGCCGGCACCATCGTGGCGATCGCCGTTGCTCATAATCGTGCGCGTTTCGGGCAGCGAAGAAAGGCCCGACAGCGCGTCGAGCGCCAAGCTCTGCGCCGCCGTGGCGAGGCCCAAGCGCACGATGGGCGAGCCGCCGTTCGCGGCGGTCGGGATTTCGAAATAGCATTTGCCGCTCGGCGGCAAGGCAAGCGTCGAGCGGATCGAAACGTAGCCGACGCCCGTGCCGACGCCAAAGCGCGTGTTGGCATTCTGGATTGTGCCGTTCGACGTGCGATCGCTCGCGTGCCACGTCGCGAAATTGCCGGTGACGGTATCGGCTACCTGGGCGCACGCTGCACCTGCAGCCAGCGAAACGCCGCTGGGCGTCCAATTGCTGGCGTTGCCCGACGTGTCGGCGCCGAAGGCGGCGGCCGTGGCGGCCGTGCCGTTCTTGAATTCCAAAAACCAGCCCGCCGCGTTGGCGTTCATGCCGTTCGGCGGTATCGGCACGAACTGCGCGCTCGCGGCATCCAGCCGCCCGAGGGTGCCCGCGAGCGCGCCGTTGACGTGGCCCACATTCGACAGCACGCCGTCGAAGAAATTGACGGCCGATGCGGGGTTGCGGCCATAGAACGCCGTCACGGCCGTGCCGGTCTTGGCGGTGTTGGTCGCGATCCCGCTGCGCGCGTCGGTCGCAAACGACGTGATCGTCTGGCCGCCGACCTTCAGCACCAAACGATTCGCCGCCGTCGCGTTGGCCGCATCGAAATCGATGACTACGACCGGGTAGTGGCCTTCGCAGTCCTTGAAGACGGCGTTGGTCACGAGCCGCGTGGTGCCCGCGATATCGACGCACAGTCGGTCCGCCGCGTCGAAATAGACCGCGTCGGGACTGGCCGTGTCGGCGCCGTAGAGATACTGCAACCGGCCAAGATCGCCGCGCTTGATTCCCTGGAAAAACAGAGACCACAGATTCCGGTCGCCGGCGACGAGCACGCGCGAGAGGTTCGTCGATGAGGCAGCCGAAAACATCATGCCGAACGGCACGAGATAGATCGGCGGCGTGCCGAACGGCAGAATGGGGATCATCGGCCAATCCTCTCGATCAATTCGACCAACGCCCGACGCAGCGCAGCGACGTCGCGTTCGGCTGGAAAACGAAAGTGGCGCTTTTGCCGGCAGCCGTGGGCAGCACAGGCAGGCCTTCGAGCCCGAAATCGAAAACGGCGTTCCAGGCGGCCGTGCGGTTGCCCGTGCCGTCCTGGATCGCTTCCAGATACACGAAGCCGCCGTCGCGGATATTCGAGGGTGCCGCAAAGGTCCGGTTGCCGCCGAGCGTCACGCGCGCGAGCGGCTGGGTGTCGAGGTCCCATGCGATCGAGGCGCCATCGACCAGTGCCGACACCGCGTAGCGTTGCGCGCGCGTCCAGGCCTGCACGACGCCAAGATACGCGACGCCGGCCGGCGTGCTGGCGGCGATCAGCGAATTGATCGCGGCAAACATCTGCGCGTTGTTGGCCGGATTGAGCGCCATGCCCGCACCCTCGACGACGGCGGCCATCTCCTCCTGGAACATGTCGAACATAGCGGCGTTGAGCGCGGTCGCGGGATCGCCGGTCTCGGTATTGCCGTCTTTGAAGCCGTGTTTCCCGGCGCCGAATTTGTCGACGTGCTTCGTGGTCGTGTCGATGCGTTTCATGTCGGCGCTCCATAGGCAAAGAAAACGGTCGTGTGCGCCGGCTTCAGACGGCCGATCACGCATTCCAAAATCTGGTTGCCCCACGCGTTCAACGGCTCGTTGCAACCCGAGTTTGCGGTGAACGGCCGCACGGTCTCTGCGGGCGCGCGCACGCGCCACACGAACGGCCAGCCGGCCGCAGCGGGATTGAGCGCGTCGTCGCAGTCGCTCGTGCACAGGAACGGGCGGAACTCTTCGATGGTCACGGCGAAACCGAGCTTGGCGGCCACGCCGATGAAATACGCGCGGGACTGTCCGCCGCGCGCGGTCAAGGCGCGCACCAGGCGCTGGCGGCGTTCGGCCAGCGTCGAAGCCTGGCCCGCGCACGGATCCGGCAGTCCCGCCACGCGCTCCCAGTCCGGCAGCAGCTCGGCCGTGTCGCGCGGGTCGGCTTCTTCGCGCAGATCGGCCGCGCGCGCATCGATGCGCGCAAGCTCGGCCGCCAAGGCTGTGAGCAGCTGCCAGCGCGTCGAGCCGGGCTCGGTGATCCACGCCGCCCCTGGCGGCAGCAAGGCGACGAGCTGGTCGCGATAGTCGTCGATGCTGTGGAGCGCCGCCATTACGGCACCCACGCGATGGAACCGAACGTCGCGATTTGACCGGTGGCCGAAACGACGTTCGCGGCGGGTGCCACGATCTGGTTGTCGGTCTCGCCCGAGGCGATCGACACGGCTTCGCGCATGCGGCTCAGCAGCAACGTGCCGCCCGGCACCGCATCGCGCGCGATCAGATCGCGCAGCTCGGCTTCGACGGCCGTTTGCACGGCGGCCGACGCTGGCACGATCGCGATCTGGAACGCGATCGGATTGGCGACGGGCGCCACGACGGCGAGCTGCGCCGTCACGGGGCGCAGGATATCGAGGGCCGCCTGCACGCTGGCGACCTTGCCCGCATCGGGCACCGGCGACGCGGCGGCGTCGCACATGAAGCGCAGCGTGACGGTGCCGATACCCAGCTCGTGCGGCGATACCCAGGCGCGCGTGACGCCGGGCTGCGCCAGCGCCCATTGCACGTAGTCGGCGGCATTGCCGCCGTTGGGCGGCGCCTGGATGCGCGCGAGGATACGGGCGCGCAACGCATCGTCGCTTTCGACTGCGACGCCGCCGGCAAGCCCCGGTGCGGCCACGATCGCTTCGCCCGACACGCCCGCGATCGGCGACACGAAGCGCAGCTTGGTCGCGGTGGCGGCGTTAGCGCCAATCCCGGCCAGGTCGGCCGCTAACGAGAGCGTCGCCGTGCCGCCTGCGACGGTGGCCAAAGCCAGAGTGCGATACGACGCGCCGTCGCTGCGCAAGAGCTGCGTTGCGGCCGGCACGGCCGCGCCGTCGGTGCCTGCGATGGTCGCCGTGCCCGTGGCGGCAACCGCCGCTTTGCGCGCGATGCCCCACAAGGATGCGTGGCGCGCGAGTTCCTCGCCCGTCGCCGTGTCCGGCAGCAACTGCAGCGCCATCCAATCGAGATACGCATAGAGCCCGCTGGCAGCGCCCGCTTGCGTGCGCAGCAAGGCGGGCAGCACGCCTTGGCGCAACAGCGCGTCGGCCTCGGGCATGTAGGCGGCAAGGTCGGTCTCGGCGCGCGCGACCAGGGCCGAAAGCGTGGGACGGTCGAACGCCATCAGCGCGTCCCTCCCGCACCCAGCGTCCAGATTTTTTCGAAGCGCAGCCCGTCGGGCCGGTAGATCGACACGGTCAGAACGAGCCAGCACTCGCGCTCGGCGCTCGCGGCCACATCGATGCGACGGGCGATGCCGTCTTCGACGAGCCAAGCCAGCGCCTCGCGCGCGTAGGCTTCGGCGCGTGCCAGCGTTTCGGGCAGCATTTTTTCGCGGCGCAAAAGCCAAAGCCGGGAACCCGTGACGCGCTGCTTGCCGTTCGCCAGAATGGGATCGATCGCGTCGCCCCAAAATCCGCGCCGATCCGAAAACGCCTGCGGCACCGACAGCTGGTCCCACGGCGGGGCCGCTTCGTCCGGCAGGCGGTCGCCCGGCAGCGCACGCGCATCGGTGAACAGCGACACGACCACGGCCGACGCGAGGCCGCCGTCGCTGGCAAGATCGCCCGCCGACACGGCCAGGTCGCTGCGCAAATTCTTGGCGTCGAAATTCAGCGCCAGATCCATCACGGCATCTCCATCATGGCAGGCGCGGCGCAGCGATTGGGGCCGTCGCGCCGGCAACCGCGCCGATGGTCCAACTGTCGATCCTGTCGGGCAGGATCGCCGTGCCGTGGCCGTTGCACTCGACGACAGTGCGCGCGGCCGAGCGCAGCCTTGTTTCGCCGGTCGCGGCAAGCTCCATCGTGCTGCCCGCGACAAGCTCGATCTTGCCGGGCGCCGAGATCGTGAGATTGCCGGCGGCGTCCAACTTCAGCAGCTGGCCGAAACGCGAATAGAGCGCCACTTCGCCCGGCAGAAGATCGCGCGGTCGCGGCGCCGCCGCATGCACCAAGATAACCACGGGATGGCTCGCAGACCCGCCAAGCTCGGCATAGATGCCTTGCGGATTGTCGGCGACGTGCGGACTGGCCGCGAGTCCGTAGGCTTCGAACTGTTCGACGTCGTCGCGCACGGTGCCCGCGCGCACCTGCACCTGCAGTTTGCGGAAGCCGCCGGTCTCGCTCGCGATCGCGCGCAACAGGCAGCGGCCGATCAGGCCGGCCACGCGCGCTTGCAGATGGGCAAGCAGCGAGCTCATGGCGTGCCCCCCTTCACAGCGACACCGGCGTCTTGGGATCGGGCATCGGGCGCAGATCGAAGGCTTCTTTGCGCGCGACCGAAATCTGCGTGCGGCTGCCCTGTTCGTCGAGGCTGAAATCGACGCCGACGATCAGCATGTCTTCGTCGATGCCGACGAACGGATCGCGCACATGCACGATCGCGTTGGGCCGCCACAGAACGCCAGCCGCGCTCCACCCGGCCAGCGTGTAGCTCGCGCGCCGGCTTTTGCCGTAGCGCATGTTGGCTTCCCACGTCGCGCGCGTGGCGTATTGGTCTTCGGAACCCGGTTCTTCGGCGATCACGGTCAGCGGGCGATGGCGCCCCATGCCGCGATCGCGCACGATCGCCGAGGGCGATACGACCTGTTCGGCCGCCTGCAGATCGACCATCGGGTGCTGGCCCTTGACGCGGTACTGGCTGAAGCGCTGGCTGTCGTCGAACTCGCCCGACGCTTCGAGCGCGTTTTGCCCCAGCACGATCGCAGCCGGGGCGCGCGAGGTGCCCGCGCGCGTCAGCGCCAGGCCGCCGATGCCGTCCGCCACGCGCAGCAAGCCGCGATGCCGGCACAGACGTTCGAGCGCGGCGCCGACCGTTTCGCCGTCGGTGAGGCGGAAATACTCGAACGGCTTGCCGGTATTGCCCGATACGCGCACCTTGACGCCGAACGGGTCGGCCAGGATTTGCGCGATCTGCTCCAGCTTCAAGCCGCGCCATTCGCCGGGATCGTGGTCGGCCGAACAGTCGACCAGGTCGCCCGTCGCGTCGCGGCCCGAGAACTCCAGCTCGTGCGTGTCGTCCGCATAGCGCACGCGCACGGCGTCGATGGCGCCCGTCACGACCGGCGCGCCGCCGATCGCCAGCGTCACGCGGTCGCCGGTGCGGATGCGCCGACCGGAAGTTCCGCCATTCGAGGCGGGCCACCGCTCGCTGGCCGTGACCGTGAAACCGCCCGCGAGGTTTTCGATGGAGGTCCGCACGCGCGCGGATTTCCAGCCGCCGAAGACCTCGCCCGCGACGCTCAGCGTGAGCGGCGAAAATTCGGGCCTGTTGGTCGAGGCAAGATTAGCGGCCATCGAGCAGCACCTCGAGCGTCCGGCCGCCCGCAACGAAACCGGGATGGCGCACGCGGTTGCGCCGCGCGATTTCGTCGGCGCGATCGGCGACGGCCGCCGGATCGTCGCCGTAGATCTGCCACGCGAGCTGGAAGGCGGGCTGCGTCGCGCGCGGGCTTAGCCGGGCGACGCGGTCGAGCGACCCGGCGCGTTGCGTGAGGTCGGCCGACACGCGCGCCCGCAGCGTTAGCAGCGCGGCGGCGCTGCCATCGTCGCCAAGATCGGCCGCGCGCCGGGCGGCGGTGCCCAGGCGCGCCGCCAGATCGTCGCGATACGCGAGCGCCGCCTCGCGGCTGTCGAAGCTGCGATCGGGCGCGCGGCGCGCCTCGGCCGCAAGACTTGCGCGGTCGAGCAATTCGCCGAGCGCGCGTTCGTTGCGCGCGGCCGTGGCACGCGCTGGCGTAGAGTGGGCCGGCGTAGATTGGGCTGGCGTACCGGCGGACAGCGTTTGCGCCTGGCGCACGGTCGAAGCGCTGATCGTGTCGGTGCGCCAGGCGTTGCCGCTGGCGTTCCAGCTCTGCACGCGACGGGCGCCGTGGGCCGGGTTCGCGTCGGCATAGGACAGCAGCCGCGCGATCGACGACGTGCGCCGCGCAAGCGCGGACGGCCGATCCATCAAATCGCCGTAGTCGCCCAACAGCAGCGACGACAGGCCCGACAACGCGCCGCGCCCGCCAACCCCGGCATTCCTGACGCCGCCCAACGCCCCGTCGGCAAAACCGAGCGCGTCGTCGCTCGCCCCCAAAATGTCGCGGGCGATATCGAGCGTGTCGCCGGTTTGCGCATTCTCGAAGCCAAGGGAATTTCGGGCAGAGCCGAACGCGTCGCTTGCACCGCCGCGCAGATTGTCGAGCGCTGCTTTGAGCCGTTCGCGGACGAGGCTGCTTTGGCGCCTGGTCGCGAGGCTGCGCGAAAACTCGATCTCGGCCGGGCCGATCGCATTGTCGGCCGCGTCGCGAACGCCAAGGCCCGCATCCTGCACGCTGGCCGGATAGACGTTCTCGCCCGCTTCGAAGAACGTCAGCGCGAATTTGACGATGCCGCCTTCGCGCGCCTGGAAACTGCGCTTGGCGCTTTGGCACACGACCCGCCGCACGCCAAGCCAGGGATGCACGAGTTCGCCAGGGCCGGCCTGGCCGCAGGCGGCATGGAGCCGTTCGGCTGCGGCCAGCCAATCTCTGCCCAGCACGATCGCTTCGATTTCGAACGGCTCGCTCTTTTTGCCGAGGTCCTCGGCAAACGCTTCGTCGCGCTGCGGATAGCGATGCAGCGCCAGGCGTCGGCCGGTTTCGTCGCTGGCCGAGACCGCGCACATGAACGGCACGCCGCGAAACGAGCCGGGTTTTACGTCGCGCGCGATTGAACCGGTCATGGCGCCCTCTTCATGGCATGGGCCCCAATCATGGCGCCACCATCGTCGGCCCGAGGTCGAGCTCCATGCCGACCGCACCGGTGCTGCGCATCGCTTCGACGCGCGCGCGCTGGGTCTCGCCCTCCAGGCGGATCACGATCTGGCCGTCGACCGCCTGCGTCGTGGCGCCGCGCGCGGCCCCGGCCGACAAGGCTTGGGCCGGCGCCTGGCGCGACAAGGCGGCGGATGCCCCGCCCGAAGCAACGCCGCCCGTAGCTGCGGCAGCAGCTGCAGCCGCAGGCGCCGCGAACCCAAGCGCCTGGCGCACGCCGTCGGGCAGCACCGATACGATGGCACCAAGGGCGCGGGTGGCGCCGCCGACGACAAAATCGATCTTGGCGCCGATCCAATCGAACGCGGCGCCGAGTCCCTGTTTGATCGCGTCGCCAACCTTGGCGATCGCGTCCATCATCGGGTCCCAATAGATCACGGCCGCCGCGATCGCGGCGCCCAGCGCCACCACGCCCAGCACGATCAAGCCCACGGGGTTCGCAGCCAGCACGATGTTGAACGCGGCCATGATGCCAGTGCCCGTGCGCACGGCCGTGAAGAGCGCGCCAAACGCGGCAACGGCCGGCATCACCGCCGCCGCGCCCAGCTTCGCGAAGACGCCGCCAAGCGACGTGCCGAGCAGCGTCGCCGCGATCGTCAGGTTCGCGAACGCCAGCACGAGCGGTCCAGCGATCATTGCGCCGAGCGCAACCGCAACGGTGGTGCCGTAACCGAACGTATCCCCGACCCACGCGATGGCGCTGCCCACTTGCTGCAGCACGTCCCAAAATCGCGCGAGTCCGTCGATCACGACGGGCACGACGTCGCCCAGGCTTTGGAACCATTCGCCGATGCGCGCGGCGACGACGGGTTTGAGCTCGGCAGCCAGATCGACGAAGCGGTCGATCAGCGGTTCGAGATGCGGGATCAGCGCGGCGCCGATCGCGATGCCCGTCGCTTTGACGATCTGCCAGAGCTGCGAGAGTTTGTCGCCGAACGCTTCGGCCTGTTTGATCGCATCGCCGTCGAGGATCAGCCCCAGGCTTTTGGCTTTGCCCATCAAATCTTCGATGGCCGCGCTGCCGCCGTTGAGCAGCGGGATCATATCGACGCCCGCGCGCCCCAGCGTGCCCATCGCGATCTTGACCTTGGCCGCCGCATTGCCGGATTTCTGGAACGCGTCGGCCATTTCCAAGAAAATCACGTCGGCGGTCTTGGCTTTGCCGGACGCGTCGTTGATCGACACGCCCGCCGCCTCGAACCACTGCTTGGCGTCGGCGTTGCCTTGCAGGGCTTCGGTGATGTTGGCGTTCAAAAACTTCATCGCGTCGGCAAAGGATTCCGGCCCGACCGACGATTGCTCGGCCGCGAACGCCAGCGCCTGGAACCGGTCGGTCGCGATGCCGGTCTTTTCCGACAGCATCAGAATCTGTTCGCTGTAGTTGGCCGTGCCCCGCGCGAGGCCCAACAGGCCGCCGCCGCCGACGCCCGCGATGGCGGCGAGCTTGAGCGCAGCCGCGCCCGCCGCACCCGCGACGTTGCCAAGCGCTTGCGTGGCGACGTTGGCGCGCGCGGCGACGTTGGCAAGGCCGACCTCCTGGCCGATGCGCCCCAAGGCCGCCGCGACCGCGCGCGGCGCCTGGCCGACTTTGTCGAGCGCGCGCCCGACCGCGGCGATGGGCGCCGTCGCCTTGTCGATCGCCTGCAAGATGAGCTGCACCGTCATGCCGGCCATGGTCGATTTTCCGTTTGGTCACGCTGGCGAAGAGGACACGCCGCGCAATGCTTGGGCGTGCCAGAACATCAGTTCGGTACGCGTGAAATCCCCGATTTCGCGCGCGCCGAAATGCAGGATCAGGGCGATGTCGCCGGCGACATTGCCGGCGTCGCGGGGCCACCCTGCAACAAAGGGCCGATGAGGCCCATCAGCCGCACGAAGTCGGCGGCCTTCAGCGCATGCAGGCTGCGCGCGGGCACGCCGGCCAGGTGCGCCGCGATCGCCAGCGCTTTGGCGGTTTCGCCGACGATGCCGTCGCCCGCCATGAAATCGCGCGCGCGCACGTCGGCGCGCAGCGCCAGTTCTTTCAGCTCGGCACCCTCGACCTGGATCGGATGGCCGAGCACGAGCTTGATCGTGTCGGGTGTCTTCGTGTCGGACATCGTCTTCTCCCTTTAGGCCGCGCCCTGCTCGACGCAGCGCAGCGCGTTGATCTTGACCTTGAGCTTGCCGTCCTTGAGCTCGTCGGCTTCGGCGACCCAAGCGTTCGACAGGACGAACGTGACGCCGGAGTCGCATTCGTAGGTCGCCGTCACGTCGGTCATCGCCTTGAGCTTGGCGAGCGAGGTATCGGCGCCATGGCTGATTTCGCATTCGATTTCGGGCGTCACGGTCTCTTCCATGAAGCCGTGCACTTGCGTGCCGGTCACGGGCGAACGCTTGAAGCCGAGCAGGCCGCGCGCCGTGGCGCCGGGCATCGATTTCAGCAGCTCGCCGCCGACGCGGATATAGACCTGGCCCGTCCGTTGGTTTGCACTCGGCATCTTCGAAGCCTCCTAAAGCGATTACAGGCGGAACTGGAGCAGCCCCGCGAACACGCGGAACTGGTTGACGAGGTCGGGCGGCACCAGCGCGTTGACGCGGTTCGGGTTGCCGGCATCGCGCTCGACCTGCAGGTCCTTCTTGAACTGGTCGAGCCCTTCGGCCAGGCCCGCGGCTTCCCACTGCACGAACAGCGCGACAAGCTCGGCCACGATGTCTTTGGGCCTGGCGATCGTCGGCCCGCCCGGATGGTCGTCGCCCGCCAGCTTGTGGCGCGGGAAACGCTGCAAAATGCGCGTGCGCATCGACCAGCGCAGATAGGCGAGCGTGCGCATCGTCTCGACATCGAGATACGCCGCGTCGCTCGCTCCGGCCGGATTGGTTTTGTAGGTCGTCACCAACCGCTGGATCGAAACCGTGCCGTCGTCGCCGACGATGGTCGTGGCGATGCCGGCCGCCAGCAGCGTGTTGGCCTCCGACTGCGTGCGCCGCAACGCGCGTACCGGCGCCATCACGCCGGGCAGCGTCAGATACTGGCGCGGGCGCGCCGGATCGGGTTCGAAGGCGTCGCGTGCGGCGATCTGCGCGGCCTTCACCCACGGCGCCGTGGGCTCGTTGCCCGCGTCCGCGATCGTCAAATGCGGCGAGTTGTGCGCGTTGCCCAGCGTCTGCAGGGCCGATACCGATCCGCGCGCGGCCGCGTGCACGCTGGTCTCGCGCATCACCATGGCGCCGAAACGCCGCGCGGCTTCGTTCTTGATATCGAGAAGCGAGCCTGCGGAGGTCCACGGCCACACGATCGTATCGAAGCGCTCGTCCGCCATCGCCGCGATCAAGGCCGTCGAAGCGGGATCCGTGGTGCCGCCAACCATATTCGCGATCGCGAGCGTCACGCCGGCCGGCAACGCTTCGCCGGTCCAATAGCTGTGGCGCAAATCGATGTCGTTGCCGAGCAACCCTTTGTGGCGCGCGGTGAGCGTCACCACGCCTGCCGCCGACGCGGCAGCGACGGGCAGGTCGAGATTGGCGTTGATCGCGGCCGCAACGGCCGTCGCGATCGCGGTCGCCGTGTCGCCCGACCCCACGCCCGCTTCGACATTGATGCCCGCAATGTAAAGCTCGACCGTGCCCGCCGCCGTGGCAGGCCCCGCGAAAGTGAACGTGCCCGTCGCTTGCACGCCCGCCCCCGCATCGTCGGCCGCCAGCGCGAAGGTCTCGGTATAGTCGTCGACGGCCTTGTAGGCGGCGACGATCGCGGCCAGCTGCGAGCCCTGGCCGAACCAGGCGCGCGCTTGCGTCGCGTCCGAGACCAGCCGAATTTCGCCGGCCGGGGCCGTGCCGGCCGCCAGGCGCTGGCCCAGCAGCAGCACGCGATGGCGCTGGATCGGCAGACCCTTGAGCGCGCGGGTCGGATCGATTTCGACGAAGGCGCCGGGCGTGAGCAGCGAAATCGGGATTTGGGAAAACGACGTGGCGGGGATCGTCATGGGGGATGCTCCTTACGGGCAGACTTGGCGGGCGGAAAAGCTGGCGGGCGCGTTAGCCCGCTTGTTTGTTTTTCGCCGCGCTAACGGGCGCGTCGGGCACTTCGACCAGATCGACGTCGCCTTCGTTGGCGCGACGGCGCCAATAGACGCTGTCCTCGACCGTCTCGCCTTTGGCGTCGAGCGTGCGCTTGCCGTTTTCGGTTCCGACCGAAACGTCGCTGCGCGGGGTCACGCGAATTTTTGCCATCTCTCTACTCCCGGATTTGGATCGTCGAAGCCGCATCGAGCGGCGGATTGGCGGGCAGCGTTTCGGGGGCTTCGCCGTGCGGCGGAATGTCCCAGTCGGCATGAAGGGTGAGGAATTCGCCGACCGGCAGGCCGCGCGCTTTGCGCGTCGCGCGCACCGACAATTCGATGTCGAGCGCGTAGACCGCCAGGCGCTTCGACTGCACGAGACCGTTGCGCACGCTCTGCATGGCGCCGATCCTGACGGGCTGCGTGACCGGCACGCCGAGCGCGTCGAGCCCCAGCGCCGAACCGTCGAGCGCCAGCGCCGCGTCGGCGACGAGCTGGTAGGCGCCGACCTGGCCCGAGGCGCCCGCACGCCCGCTGCCCTCGTTGAGCAACGACTGGGCGCATGCGAAAATCTGGAAGCGCAGATCGAAGATTTTGTCGGCCCCCTGGTCGCTGCCGACCTCCCATCCCGAAAAGCTCGCGAGCAAGGCCGGAAACTGCGCGACAACTTTGGCGACGTCCTCGCTGTCGAACTCGCCGCCGTAGCTCGCGATCGTGCGCAGCGCGTACGGCGCCGCCGGCCCCGCCAGTTCGGCCTTCAGCGTTGCGACCAACGCCGCTTCGATCTTGCCGAGCGGAATCATCGCTGCCCTCCCTTTAGGTACTGCACGGTTCGCGTGGCAATGCCGCGTTCATTGGGTTTCGACAGACCGATAAAGGGGCGTGCCGGCAGAATGGTGTTGCCGCCGCGCCCGGTGCGGCCACCGAAATTGTGTATAGCGGCGCGCACGTCGTTGCTTCCGACGGCGACCTCTCGTGGCCCCGCTCTGAACGTGACGCTGTCGCGCATGTGGCCGCGATCGACAAGCGTCTGCCCGTTGTCCCGCGCTGCGCGTTGCGAGCGACGCCAAGCGGTGCCGTCGGGACCGACATTGGTGCGGAACCGCCGACGCCACGAGGTGCGCAGATATTGGCCGAGAGTTTCGAACAAAGGCGTCATGTCGTCCGCACGCCGGCCGATCGCGCGCAAGGCATCCGCAACCGGCCCCGCCGAGCTTGTATCGACCTTCATGCCCACGCCGGCCATGGTCAGAACCCCATCAGCGATTTGGCGGTGAACATGCGCGGCGGCGCTTCGAGCATGGCGATGTCGGTTCCGCCTTGGACGGGCTGCACGCCCGCGATCTGCAGCAGGAATTGCCCTGCCGCGATTTCCTGCAGGCGTTTGACCGCGCGCGCGTAGCCGGCCTCGACGTCTTCGGGCGGGATATGCCGGTGCAGCCGGAAGCGCGCGATGTCGCTTGCCAAGCCCACGAGCACGCCCGGCACCGGTGCTGCGCCGCCGACAGCAAGCGGAAGCTGGTAGCGCTTGGCGAGATACCCGTCGATTTCCTCGCGCGCGTCGGCAAGCGCCTTCGCCACCACGGCCGCATCGATCGCGTCGAGCGGCGGCTGGGAACGGTCCGATACGGCGCGGATTTCGTCCGCGCCGTACCGGTCGATCAGGTCCTGTTGCGTGGCGTAGGGCATGGGGGGCATCGGCGGTTACGCTGCGGGCTTCTCGTCTTTCGGGGGCTTCTCGTCTTTGACGTCCATGCGATTGACGATCAGCATGCCGTCTGGTTTGCCTTCGTTTTCGATGGCCTTGATCTGGTCGGCCGACAGCTCGGACACGGGCACGAATTTGGGCGCATGCCCGAACTCGATGCCGCCGCGCCAGAAGCTCGGCCGTTTGGCGGTGACTTGCAGAACCTTCATGGGCTGTTCCTTCTTGCGTTGTAACGGTGGCAGTGGCGGTGGCGGTTGCGCTTAGAGGTAGGAGGAGAGCAGCAATTGCGCGGTGCCCTTCCATTCGTTGGACTCGCCGCCGGCCGCCATCTCGTTCATCAGGATTTTGCGCGCGGGCCCTTCGTTGGCGCCGCCCACGACCAGGTGCGTGGGATTGACGCCGAGCTTGCGGCCGCCGTCGCCCTTCAAGTCCAGCATCGCGGCGCGCGCGGCGGCATAGTTCGCCGCATTGAGCGTCTGGCGCGACATGTAGGCGAGCTGCCACAGGCCGAACCCGGCCGCGCAACGCCCGTCGACGCCGTAGAGATATTCCTTGCGCATGAACACGTTCTCGTCTTTGGGATCGTCCATGCGGACCAGCTCGAACTTCTTGCGGTCCTGGAAGATCATCGGCTTGACGGCGCGCGACAAATCCATGAGGTACCAGGCATTGCCGCCGCCGCCGCCGAAATTCGACACGCTCGCGACCGTGCCGTCGGCATTCAGCACCGGATGGTCGGTGTCGAAAAAAAACTGCCCGTCGTAGCAAAGCTGGCTCGTACCCAGCGGCAGGGTCTGGAACACCAGCTCGTCGGGCAAGCTTGCGGAGGCGCGGCCGTATTCGGCGAAGATCGGCGCGTAGGTGCCGAACGTGTCGTCTTCGATGGCGTTGCGCTGCACGCCGACGGTGTTTTCGTAGTCCCTGTTGATCAGCGAAAAATCGTGCGTGCGCAGATTGTTGATCACGCGGTCGCCGAGCCACTCGCGGAAATTGGGCATCGCGCCGAGCCACGGGTAGATTTCCTTGGCCGTCGTCGAGGGCACGACCATGGCGATGTCTTTGTACTGCGTCTTGACGCCGTCGAAGGCGCTTTGGAAGTTCGCTTTGAACCCCGTGAAGATCGCGTCGAGATTGGGGCGGTTGATGATCATGGCTGTCTGGCTCCGGGAAAAGAGAAACGAGGCGCGTTCGGGAAGCGGGCGCCTACTGGATTTCGACCCACACGCCTTGCGCATCGACGTCGTAGACGCGCCCTGCGGCCGAGCGCGTGTTCGTCGCATGGGTCTTGGCGACGGTCTCGTCGTCGACGACGTAGCAAACGGCGCCGATATCGAGGCGCGCGATGGCGTCGCCCGCCGCCGAATTGCGGAACCGGTAGGTACCGCGCCGCACGCGCGCCGCAACGGCGCCGTCGGCCCCGCCGGCGTTGTTGGCCTCTTCGAGCGCGATGCCGACGGGCACGTCGGTCGCCGCGACGCGCGCGGGGCGCACGAAACCCGCGGCATCGCGCACGGCGAGCGCGCCCTGAAACAGGCGCACGCCGGCGGCAACCGGCAAGTGCCGTTCGCGCGGGTTCAAGAGTTCGGGGGTTTCGCGGGGTGCGCTCAACGGCATGGGACTGGTGCTCCTGTCCTGTTCGGGTTGCTAGGCGGTTTTGGCTTTGGCGAACGCGTCGGGCGCCACGCCGAGCTTGCTTGCGACCGCAAGCTCCGTGGCGGTGAGACCGCTTGCGCCGGTCTGCGCCGCGATCGCAGGCGTGTCGGTGCCGGGCGTCAGCACGGCGGGCACGGCCTTGACGTAGTCGGCAAAGCCCTGCGGGTTGGTCTTGGCGTAGTCGAGCGCCCAGGCTTTGGCGGCCGGCGCCAGCTTGCCCGCTGCCATCGCCGACGCGACGGCCGTCTCGGCGGACTCGGCGGCTTTGCCGGCCTTGAGCTCGGCGATTTCTTTGTTGAGCGTCGCGATCGTCGGCTGGTCGGCGGCGCCCGTTTGCGTGCCGGCGGCTTTCGCCCCATCCGCTTTTGCAACCGCGAGTGCGGGCGCGATCGCGGCGGCAACCACGGCCAAGCCCGCATCTTCCTTGAGGCCCAACGCGGCGGCGGCCGTTTTGGTCGCGGCGGCGGCTTGCGTTGCGGCGTCCTGCAGCGCCTTCACGGCCGCCATCACCTCTTCGGGCGTGGCGGTTTCGGCGAGACCCAGCAGAGCCGCGAGCTTCTTCATGTTTTCGTCCATCGGATTGTCTCCGTTCGGGTTGGTCGTTTGCGACGCGAGAGCCGCGAGGCTCGGAAAATTCGGCACGTTGGTGAGACCCGCGCGCACGATGCGCAGCACCGTGCCGTCTTTGGCGAGGTCGAAGACGGGCGAGATAAACCGGTATTCGCGCGACGCGACGGCCGTCTCGCCGCCGGGCGTCCATTCGACGGTCGCCCAAATGCCCGGCGCCCAAATGCCCGCGTTGGCGGTACCGTCGTTCACAACCTCAAGCCCGACGATCCAGCCCGACGCCGGCGCGGGCTGGCCTGCCTTCTGGCCCAAGGCCAGATCGAGCGCATGGTCGTAGTCGATCGGCAGCGGCCGTTTGTCGGCAGCGCTCGCGGCGACGACGCGCGCCGCGTTGGCCGCATCGTTTTTGTAGGGGCCGCGACCGTCGGCGCCGTGCCACGTGCCGAGCGGCATCACATGGATGCGCGTCGGCGCGGTCGCGCCTTTGCCGGGCGCGCCGCTTCCAGGCGTATCGGCTGCCGCGAGCGTCAGCTCCATTGCGGTCGATGCGCGCAAATCTGTTTTCACAGGGTCCCCTTGCTTGGCAGTTGGAAGGCTGCCAACCTACGAATGCGCATCGGCGCCCGGCAGGACGACGCCTGTCGCCCGGCGCGCCTGCGCGGTGTACGAGCGGGGGTCCGGCAGGTCGGTTTCGCCTGCCGAACAGGAGGCCAAACGGGGGGCTGGAACGGCGCCGGGCGCGCGATGCCCCGGCAAACACGCCCGCCAGGTGCCCGAAAATCCGCCGCTAACGCATAGTTAACGCAGGGTCCCGAGGGTCCCCGCACCAGGGCTAGCCCGATGGGGGGCCAAGGCCATCCAGAAACGTTAGCAGCGACCGGCCAAAATCGGTCGGCTTGACCGGCCCGGCGCGCTGTGGCAGTTTTTGGATACCGGCGTCGGGTGGGTCGAGCCCCAATTCCCGCCGCAGGTCGCCAAGCTGGCCGACGGACTTGCGCGATCCATCCCGAAAATCCGATCACGATTTCGGCTCCGTTTTTTTCGACGGGATCGACGCGCGCGCGTAGATGCGTTTGCCTTTGCGCGCCTTCGCAAGATCGCGATCGGACATCAAAAAATTGAAATTGCTCCAGATGCCGTTGTCCTGTTCGGCGACGAGCGCCACCGTTCGGTCTTTGCCGAGCGCCAGACGCGAAACGTAGTTGCGCCGCAAACGCACCGCGCCGGTGCCGACATTCTTTGCGAAGGTCACCCAAATCTCGGCCGGGTCTTCGATCAGTTCGGGGATGAACGGAAAAAACCGTTCGCGATGCGAAGCGCCCCGCTCCTTTGTCGCCGCGATATGGCCGACGATGGATCCGTCGATGCGCACGCGGCCGCCGACGGGATCGACGAAGGTCTTTTCCTCGCCGCCGATCGCCGCGCGCAAAATGCCGCGCATCGCGTCTGTATCGCCGATGTCGGTCGCTTCCGCCTGCAGCGCGCGCGCTTGGGTCGGCGCCAACGGCAACGGCGCTTCGGGTTCGGGCAGCAACGGATTGACGGACGCCCTGAAGCCCGCCTTGCGTTCCATCGCGATCAGCTCGGGCGTGATGCGGTCGCCGGCGGCCTGGCCCGCATTGTAGCCGAAGCCCGTGTCGATCCCTTTGGGCACTTTGACTTCCATCGCGCCGTCTGCAGTCTTCACGCTGCGCGTTTCCATTTCGACCGGCGGGGCTGTGCCGGGTTCGATGCCCTCCTCGTCGAGATCGATCCGGTCGAGCGCTTCGACCGTGCAGCGGCAGTTCCAGCCGTTGGGCGGATAGTGCGTTCGCCAGAACGGATCGTCGGCGTCGAGCACGAGCCCGTCCCACTGGCGATGCTCGTCGCGCGTGCGGTCGTCCTGCACGGCGACGTAGCGCAACCATTTGTGCGTCTTCTTGGTTTTCTGGATTTGCGCCCACTGGCCGGCGGCGCGCGCGGTGCGCAGATTCGTGTCGTAGATGACGCCCGTGCGCCAGGCGCGGCCCTTGGCGCTGTCGGCGCCCGTATAGTCGGTCCAGCCGTTTTTCGCGACGATCTGCGCGAAGTCCTTGCGGAACGTATCGAGCGTCGTGCCGTCGGCGAGCGCCTTGTCGATCGCGGCGCGCAGGTCGGCGAGCAATTGCGCGTTCGTTGCCCCTGCCACCACGAAGGCGCGCGCGTGCATGCCTTCGTAGAGCATGCGGTAGTCCTTGCTCGGCATGTCGATCTTCTGGCGGAAGAACGCGATCGCTTCGTCGAACGGCAGGTCGAACGCAGCTGGCCCAGTCACGGCGGGGGTCGTCATGGCTTGCGCTTCTTGGCGATCGCGGGCACCGACGCGGCGCCCGACAGGTGCGCCAGCACCAAGCCGTCGCGCATCGCGGCCGCAAAATCGTCGGCCGACAATTCGCCGGCCAGGCCCAACAGCGCATCCGACAGATCGTCGAAGCTGCCGGCGTTCGCCACGGCCGCTTCGATGCGGGCGAGCTGGGCCGCGATCGCCGGGTCGGCTGCAGCTGCAAGCTTCGCGGCAATGCGTGCCGTTTCGTCGCGCGTGTCGGCCGCTTGCTGCGCCGCCACGGCATGGAAGGCACGAGCGAGCGCGTCGCCCGACGCCGGTACGGGCGCGCCGAAACCCGGCGTCCCAAAACTGGGCGGGGATGCTGCGGGTGCCTTCAGCAGCACGGCCCCCTGTTTGGGGTCGCCGAAGCCGAGCTTGTCGCGCACCAGGCTCGCTTCGACCTGCAGGCCGAGCGGCACCAACTTGACCAGCGCGTCCGACATGACGGTCACGTCGAACTGTTCGGGCGTCTGGAAGCGCAGATTGGGATAGCGACGCTTGCGGCCGTCGTTGCCGGTCGGGCCGAAATTGAGATCGACCAGCGGCTTGACCAGGTCGCGCTTGAGGGTCATCGCCAGCGCGTTCGAGTCCGCGTCGCGAATGTCGCTGCGCACCTCGTTCTGCACTTTGCCGACCGCATAGCCGCCCGCCACCGCGTCGGTCGTGCCGGTCTGGCCCAGCACCGCCTTCGAGATTTGCAGATCGAGATAGACCGCCATCTTCTCGAACATCGCGCCGTCGCGATTGCCCGACGCTTCGACGAACTCGACGGCCATCGATTGCGGCACCATCGCGGCAGCGTCCGACGCGATGTTGGCGAGCGCTCGCAACAGCGTGCGTTTCTCTTCGTCGCTGGCGCCGGGATGGTATTTGCCGACGCGCAGCGGCTGGCCGTACACCTCGGCGAACTGCACCCACGCTTTGAGGTCGAAATTCTTGAAGAGATACGCCCACGCCACGGGACGCGCCAGACCGCCGCGCACGGGCAAGCCCGATTTCGACTGGATATTGCAGACGATAAATTTGAACGGGGCGAGCGGTTTGAGATGCGGGCCGGGCGGCCCGGCCGTGTCGGGCGTCTTGCCCGCAGGCAACGTGCCCGCCCCCGGTTCGCCGGGGCCGCTGCGCAGCATCGGCGTGCGCCGATCCGTGCGGTCGAACTCGATCCAGCGCTGATCGACCCACGCCAGGCGGTCGGGCACCCACTGGCCGCCCGACAGGTCCCAGACGATTTCGGTGACGCTGATGCCCTTGCCGATCGCGTCCAGAATGTCGAACAGGCTGCTGCGCACCGCATCGCCCAAAACGATTTCGCGCACAAAATCCGCGATCGCGACGTCGGCCGCATCGTCGCTGGCGGCTTCGACGACGGGTTCGAGCGCGGATACGGCCAGCCTGCGCGTGCGCAGCACCGACACGTAGTGCAGCTCTTTCTCTTCGATGCGCTCGGCCAGTTCGAAATAGGACGCCGGGTCGCCGTCTTCCGACGCGCGCAGCAACGCGGCCAGGCGCTCGGGCGTCAAGCCGGTCGAGGGATCGAGCGCGTCGGTCGAACGCACGCCGGTCGTGGTGGCGCCCGCTTCGACGCGGCGCAGCACGGATCGGTCGAACGGCAAACCGTCCGGTCCCAGGATCGTCGAGGCGCTCATGGTTGGTTTTCCATCGTCAGTACGTTCCCCCGCCAAAACGGCCGCTCGCGCGTTCGTCGTCGCGATGGTCGGGGCGCATCGCCATGCCGCGCCCGGCCGCGCTTGCGGGCAAAGCCGGTTTGGGTACGGGCGTGTAGCCGTATCGCATGGGCTCGGCTTTGCTGGCGTAGCAGGCGAGCGCTGCCGCGATGCCCGCGTCGCCGTGGCGGCTGAGGCCGTCGCTGCCCTCGCGGCTGGCGCCGTCCGGCAGACGGGCCACGCCCTTCACCAACTTGAACTGCATGAAGTCGTCGACGACGTCGCCGTCCTTGGGAACCAGAAAGAGCCCGTTGTCGAGGCCCGCCTTGAGCTTCGGCATGTGCTCGCGATACCAGCTTTCGCTGAGCTTGATTTGCTCGACCGAAGATCCGTAGCGCTGCGCCGCGACCTCGGCGAGATAGGCGCCGTTGCCGCTGGCATCCAGCGCGCCCGCGGCGAGGCGCGGACCGAACGCGTCGCCGACGCGGAACAGCACCTGCTTTTGCTGCTCGAACGGGATGCGCGTCATCTCGATCAGAAACGGCGGCCGCCAGACAAGATCGCCGTCGCGCTGGATCGGCCACAGGACGGAGCGGTCGACCGTGCGCGCGAAGTCGAGACCGAAGGCGCATATCCGATGCGGATGCAGCGCGGCGAGCAGCGGTGCCGCGTGCTCGTCGAGCCACGCATCGATGTCGGCCACGCGCGCTTCGACGGGCAGCATCGTGAATTCGGGATCGCGGACCAGGCGCATTACGGGCGCTTCGATCGTGCGCGTTTCCAGAACGCCGCGCGACAGCCAGGTTCCCGAACCTTCGGACGGCACGACGTCGAGCTCTTCGGCCGCACCCGATCCGTAGAAGCCGTAGATGTCGGCGCGCCACGCCTGTTCGGCGGCGGGCGACCATTTCTTGCCTTGCACGTAGCAAATGCGTTGGTAGAGTCCCTCGGCCAACGCGTCGTCGAGCGTGGTGCGCAGCACCACGCCCTTTTGCTCGCCCGATCGAATTTTGCCGATCAGCGTATTGAAATAGTTCGAAGCCCCGTCGTGCGAGCTGATCACGGCGACGCGCCCGCCCCAGATCAGCAGCGCCAGCGCCGCTTTCAGCACTTCTTCGAGATCGTCGTGGAACGCCGCTTCGTCGATGATCACGAAACCCTGGCGGCCGCGCAGGCTGCGCGGCTTCGAGGTGAGAGCCACGATTTCGAAGTCGCTGCCGAATTTGATGCGGAAAGCGCCGATGCCTTTCGTCGAACCGTCGGGGTTCTTCGAGCCGTCGTCGAAGATGAACTCCTGGACGGACGCGGCGGCGGGCTCGATCGCGCGCGCGAAGCTGGCGCACGTGTCGATGAATTCGCGCGTCATGTCGAGCGCGTAGCCCAGATACAGCACGTCCATGCCGCCAGCAGCTTTGGCCTTCGCGGCCGTCAGCACGGCGGCCGACGCGATCGCCCAGGTGATGCCGATACGGCGGCTCTTCTCGTAGACCACGAGCGCATGGACCGAGACGGCATGGAAAAGCCGCTGCTGGTAGGGCAGCAAAACCGTTTCGATCTGCCGCAGCGGCGCCGATACGGGAGACGTCGGCTGCGCAACAGCGGCCTTCACGGCGGCGCCTGCAAGGCGGCCGGTGCGGCGACGCCCAAAATCGTCGCGGCGATCGTGTCCGCCAGCTCGGCCGAGATGCCGGCGGATTTTGCGGCCGACTTCGCGAGCTCGGCCGCTTTGGCGCGCGCGCGTTTCTCGACCGCTTCGACGAACGCGGCATTGTCGCGGCTAGCGGCCGTCAGGTTCTTGATCGCGGCGGCAAGGAAACTCGCCTCCTTGGCGTCGAGCTGCACGGGCACGCCGGTCTCCGAAATCATGAAGCGCGTGAGCAGCGACTGGGCGAGCTCGACGTTCATGCGCTGGACGTCGCCTTCGCCGCGATCGCCGAGCTGGGCGACCAGCGCATTGGCGCCGTCGCGCGCGTCTTTCAGGATGGCGCCCATCGCGTCGATGCGTTTGGTGTAGCGCCCCAAACTCGAACGCGAGATATCCGCCTCGGGCGCAAGCGCGCGCAGATGCGCCAGGATATTGTCGATCGACAAAGCGCGCTCGTCGCGCAGGCGCGCGATTTCCTTGCGCAGCTCGACCGGCAATCTGTCGATCGTCGACTTGCGGGCCATCAGCGCGCCCTTGTCGATGCGCGATGCGGGGTCATCGCGCGGACGGCTTCTTGACGCCCGGCGCCAGGCTGCGGCCGGCGGCGACGTCTTCGCCGCGCCCGGTCAGCGTTGCGACCGCGAGCGCATCGAAGCTTTGCAGCGACGCGAGCCCCGCTTCGGCCAGCCATTGCAGTTCGACGCGCACCTGGTCGCGCGTGGCATTGATGCCGGCGTTGCGCACGACATCGGCAAGGATCGAGTCGTTGAGCTGGTGGGCGGGCGCGTTGGCGAGCGTGCGCAGCAGCGCGATGCGCAAATGCTCGCGCCAGGCCTCGTGCAGGTGGGCGGTCATGCGCGGTTCCCCTGCGCGATGATGTCTTCGTGGCGCACGAGCGTTTCGCCCTGACGCTCGATGTCGTCGGCCAATCCTTTGGTTTCGGTGCGAATCGACTTGAGGTCGCCGCGCAGTTCCTGCAGCGCCAGCGCCAGCTGGTGCAGATCGTCCTTGGTCGGCAGATTGCCGAGGGCCACTTCGACGCGGCCGATGACGGAGGTAAGCTCCGCCATCTTCTGCGAACCGGCCGTGAAGCGTTCGTCGATCGATTTTTTGTAGCCGTCGAAATCGGCGCGCGCCACGAATTGGCTCCGCATCAGCAGCATGAAAAGACCGGCGACGAAGCCGATCACCGAAATCGCGTAGTGGCCGAGCTGCAAAAAGTCCTGGTTCATCGTCTCACCTGAAGCCGCAGAGATTGTTGCAATCGGTCCAATCGGGATGCGCCTCGCGCACGGTGCGCGGCAGATCGTTGCCGCAGCGCACGCAGATACGGTCGGCCAGACGCGCGCCGAAAACCGCGCGCGCTATCGCCGTGTCGCGCGCGTCGGTCTCGCGCAGCTGCGCGCGATCGGCTTCGTCGATCACGGCTTGGCATCCTTGCCGCGCTTGAACAAAGCCTCGACCATCGACGGCGGCGAGAGCCCCGCCGCCACCGCCTTGTCGCGGCTGCGCTGGACCGCGTTGACGCCGAGCACCGAGAGGGCGATGCCCCACATCACGGTCATCGCGCCCATCAGCGCCGAGAGCCCCGCGAAGATCGCAGCGCTCTGTTCGGGCGTCAGCGTCGCCCAGACGATCGCGAACGCGATCGCCGTCGCCTGCAGGCCCCAGGTCACGGCGGTGACGTAGCCGAAGAACGGCCGCCAGCGCCGCGTGAAGGCGTCGTCGCTTTGCGCTTCCGCGCGCATCGTCGCGTTCACTTCGCGCAACGCCGTCTGGAAATCTTCGCTCTCGGTTTTGTCGAGCGCTTCGATATGCCGGTTGCCTTCGGCGAGCTGTTCGGGCGTGATCGTCTTGGCGCCGATGGCGGCGCCCACGTCGCCCAACGCGGCCGCAGCCGTCTTGGCCACCGGGTTGTCAATCTTGCCGAGCGCGCCGCCGACGAGTTTGACGAGGGCCGGCAAGCCGATCGAAGCGAGCAGCGAGAGCGCCATCAGAAAAACGCCTTCAGCGCATGGACGGTCAGGAAGACCCCGGCAACCGAAAGGCCGAGTCCGAACCCGCCTTCGCCGGCGCTTTTGGCGCCGCGCAAGATGCCGACGCCGCCGGCCGCGACGGAGACGGCGACGGCCAGGAACAGCGCGTTCAAGAAAAATTCCATCAGAACACCTCCTTGAAAAACGCGTGCGCGCCGATCGTGCAGCACGGCGTGCGGCCTAGCGCCCATTTGGGCGGCGCGGTCGCGAGCAGCTTGGACGTGAGATAGGCGACCGCGCCGTCGGTCGGATCGACGTGCCGCCGGGCGCGCTCGCCGCCGGCGGCGTCGCGCTCGCCCGTATCGCCGTCGAACGCGAGCTGGGCGGTTTGGCGCGCGACGAACCGCATGCGGTCGAACGTCCAGTCGCCCTCTTTGAGCGCGAGCATCTTGGCGCGGTTGGGATCGTTCTCGTTCCAGCACGAGAATTGCCACGGCTTGCAGCAAACGCCGAGAATGCCTTCGCCCCACCAGTCGGGTTTGCCGTCGCCCCCGACATCGGCGCGCGCGCGATTGAGGATGACCCACGCGACCGCGACGATCCCGGTATACGGTTCGCCGCGCGCCTCGCCCCACAGCGTGCGCGCCATCACGTCGATTTCCTGGTCGGTCGGCGGCGTCGGCAGTCTCGGATGCAGCACGAGAACGCGGCGTATCGTTTTGCCGGGGGGGATTTTTGCGGGCGGGATGCTCATCCGGCCAACATGCCCGCGCGCCGAGATGCGGCGCAGGACGACGCGTGTCGCCGGGGGCTATTGCCGGGGCGCGAAGCTGCGCGCAGACTCCGCGACGATCGTATGCGGAGTCAAGCGAACGGGTTACGGGGGATCGAGCTTGTCGGCCAGGCGCAAGGCGCGCGCGGCCTGGCTGCGCAACGCGGCGGCGAGCGTTCGGCGACGCGCGGCCGGCAGCTTGCGCTCGCCCGTGTGGTACGCGATGGCCAGACGCACGCTCATGCGCCAGACGCGCGCCATGTGCGACGGGCCGCCTGCGGCTTCGATGGCGTTCCAGACGAGCAGATATCGGTCGACCAGATCGCTCACAGCAGCTTCAGGCTCAATTGCTCGCGCTCGGCGGGCGGCTTCTCCCAGCGCTGGATCGTGCGCACGGGAACCCGCGTGCGGCGCACGATTTCGGCGCGCGGCACGCCTTTGTCTTTGAGCCAATGCACGAGGTGGTAGGCTGCCAGCGGCACATAGACCCGGTAGCCCACCCCGAGTTTGTCGGCGATCTTGGCGGCCGCGTCCGCGCCGACCCAGCTGGCCAGCAACGCGCTCTCGCGCGCGATTTCCAGGCGTCGGCCGCCGCGCTGCTCGGCGATCATCATGGCCACATCGAGCCCGGCAACGTCGGCAATCTCGGCCAGCACGGACGGCAACGGCAGGCCGAAAGGATGGCGGCCCGTATTCATGTCGCGATCGGTCACGCTTTCGTCCCTTGCGCCACGGCGGCGCGCAGCCACGCGCCGGCCTTCTTGACCAGGTGCAGCGACCAGTGCGCGTCGAGCTCTTCCCAGCGCGTGCCGCACGGGACGTTCTTCGCGACCCAATTGCCGAAAAAAAATTCGTCGATCGCGGCGCCTTGCGTCTCCAGCGCCGTACGTTTGGCCCAGATCGCGCGCACGGTCGCGCGGTTCCAGTCTTCGGGGGTCGCGGTCGCCGGCATTCCATGCACGGCAAAACCCTCGCGCTCGCACCAATCCTTGAGCGCTTCGGTGACGGCGTGGAATTGCTGCGGCGAGAGCCAGGCCAGATCGTCCACGCGCGCGACGCGTTTGACGAACGCCGCCAGCGCGTCTTCGGAGGGATCGCGCACGGCCGCCAGTTGCCACAGCGTCAGCCACAAAGCGCGCACCTTGCGCGCGCGCGGATCGGCCGCCAGGCGCCTTGTGCCGATGCGCGGCTTTTTGGCGCCGCCATTTGCGGAACTTTGCTGCGCGCTCTGCTGTTTGAAACCCAACCGCTTGAACTCCGCGAGGACGATTCGGCGCTGTTCGGCATCGAGCTTGGCCGACGAACGTTGGCCCGTCAGACGCTCCAACAGGTCGCGATAGCTGTCGTCTTCCAACGCCAGCTGCTTCTTGGCGATATGGATGACCGACAGATCCGTTTGCCGTTGGCCGGCCGGCCCCAAGCGCGTCGGGCGGCTGTAGGCGGGTTTCATGCGTACGAGCCCTTCTGCCAATAGAGTTTCGCGGAATCGTCTTCGGGCGGTTCCGAGACGCGCGGTTCCGGCGTTCGAGCGGGCGCGACCTGCGGCGCGTTTTCGCGCAGCGCCTGGGCCACGGCCGCGCGAAACGCACGCGCGCGCGCGGTCCTGCAGCCGCGCGGGGCGCGGATCCAGGCTTCGCGCAATTCGTGCAGCTCGGCGGCCGTGACGGTCATGGCGTCGCGGCTCGCGCGGGCGCCGGATCGAACTTCGTCGCTTCGTTCCCCCACGCGTCCCAGCCCGGCCGGGATTGGCGCGCGAAAAGCTCGCAGCCGAATTCGTTCGGCAGGATGCCGTCCATGTAGCGATGGGCGTTGGGCGGCTTGCGGCTGTGCTCGCGTCGCCGCGCGCGAAACAGATTGGGCGTGCGCGCGGCAAAGCGCATGTCGATCGGGGGCGAGCCGATCTTGCCGATCAAGAAATGCTCGGAGACCGAGCGCATCCAGTAGCCGGTGCCCCAGGCGGTCTTTCGACGCACCGTCGTCTTGTGCCAGGTGCCGGCCGTGACGAACGCGAAACCCCAGGCGCGCATGACAGCCAGCGCGAAATCGAGACGCGGGCTGGTGGCCCAAAGCCACAAAGCGCAATCGCGGCCGGCGAGCTGCCCGACCGGCAGCGCCAACAAATCGGCATCGGACATCAGCGCGTAGTGCGCGTGCGGGCTCTTGCCCTCGCCCTTCTTCGAATAGAGATCGAACCACCAGGGCGGGTCGGCGACGATTTTGCCGTACTTGAACGGCGCCAGATCGCCGAAGGGCCAGGTCCCGGACTTCGCGCCGGGCTGCGTTAGCCCGGTCTGCACGCCCAACGTCGGCGCCGCCTCGGGCTCGCGCACGTTGCCGAACAGGTCGCGTTCGAGATTATCCATGAGGCGCCTCGCTTTCGAACGGCTCGGCCAACGAAAGAAAATCGCGCAGCCGGTCGGGGCCGTAGCCTTCCCCGATCGCGTCGGCCGCGTCCCAGCCGACCGGCGCCACGGCCGGCGGCCAGCGAACGAACACGCGCGCGCGCAATGCCAGCAACAGATGCGCGATGCGTTTGGCCGCCGCGATGCCCGGCAAATCGTTGTCGGGCCAGATCGTCACGATGCGGTCGGGCGCGAAAAACTCAGCCATCGGTCGGCTCCCGTTTGGATTTCCGGCAGACGTTGCGGCCCCGGTTTGCGAGAGGCGAAAAGCGTTGGGCGAGTTTGCGCATCGGCGTGCACGGCCGGGCCTTGCGCAGCGCGGCGAGCGCCGACGCCAGCAAGCCCGCCTGCCGCGTGTCTTCGCGGTCGATGCAGTCGATCGCCGTGAGCTTGTTGTCGGCCACGTCCGCCAGCACGTCGATCTGATCGACGGTGAGCTCGACCGCGACGATTTGTCCGCGCGGGTTCATGCCGAGCGCTCCGCCAGAAACGCGCGTGCGCTGCGATACAGCCGGAAGCCTTGGATCGCCGGAGCGCCGTCGCAGGCAAGCATCCACGACAAATCGGCGCAAAGGCGCGGGCGGCACTTCTCCCAAAAACGTTCGGAGGGTATGTAGATCGTCTCGCCGACGCGCTCTTGCGCCCAACGCTGCAGCCGCTCGTGGCGCTGGACGACGGGCGCGATCGCGGCCGTGATCGCATCGCGCACGGCTTCGGCGGCCGCGACGGAGCGGAACACGCCTATCGTCGTTTCCGCGACCTCGCCATAGTCGGAGTAAAACCACGACAAAACGAAGGCGCCGAACTCACGGGCCATGTGCCGAGCTCCCTGCGATTTCCGCCGGCACCTCGTTTCGGACGATTGATCGGGCGAGTTCCCAGACGTCGCGATACGCGAGCCAGTCGGCCAGATTGCGCGGCGCGCGCGGCAGGTGTGAATGGCCGCGGACAAGCAGCGCCGCAAAATCGTGGCGCAGCTCCATGTCGGCCGGGCTGGCCGGGCGCCGCGACGCGCGCACTTGCGCATAGTGCTCGGGCGTGATGCCGCCGTTCTCGGCGAACCAGCGCCACGCGCCGCGCTTGAGCGCGCCGTATCGTTCGAGCCGCACGATGACCTGGCGCGCGGTCACGCCAAATTCGTCGGCGATATCGATCGCCATGCGGCGCGTGAAGATTTCTGCCGTGCCGCGACGCGCCTTGTAGGCCGCAACGAGTGCCGCGCGGTCGATCATGACGCGCCCCATTCGATGAGGTATCCGGCCACAAGGCCGAACGGATCGGCTCTTGGCGCGAAATACGCGACAAGCTCGGGCCAGCCATTGAAGCCGTCCAGGTGCGCAAACGCATCGAGCGATCGGCGAGCGGTTACGTGCTTTTCGGAAACCGGCTTGCCGTCCTCGAGACGGTAGAGCGTGACACGCCAAACGGACGCGTTTCCGACGTTCAGGATGCAACGCCGAACATCGGTGCATTTCGCCGTTCGCAGCAGGCGGCAATACCGCGTACGCATGCCGAAATACAGCTGGAGCGTTTCGCCCGCGCGCGGCGGCCGCCGCTTGCCGTCGAGCCGGATCGTGCGCCGTTTGATGCCTGCTTCGACTTTGCCCGAGAAGGGCATTTGGAAATTCAGCGCGACCACGGCCTATGCCTCCGGCGCCGGGCGCAGGTCTTCGGCAAGGCCGCTCTCGGCGCCCAGATGGCCGGGGTCGCGCAGGCGCCCGGCCGCGCGCAGCGCGTCGTAGTGGGCGAGCATGCCGGGCGCCACGACCGTCAGGGCGGGCCACGTCTTGGGCTCGCTGCTGGCGCGTTTTTGCCGGTAGCCGATTTCGGTGTCGCGGTCGGCCGGCACGTGCAATCGCGGCGGACACGCATCTTCGCGCAAACCCGCCGCGTCGTGCCAGCGATAGACGAAGATCGACGGCCAGCCGTGGCGGCCGTCGGCATAGTCCTGGCGCCGCGCGTCGGCGGCGGCGATCAGGCGTTCGGCTTCGTTGTCGGCTTCGAGTTCGAGAACCACCATGTCACGTCTCCTGCTTTTTGGATTTTTTGGGCTTGGGTTCGGGGGCATCGGGCTTTTGCAGCGCGGCGCCCTTGAGCTTCGCCGCCTTGCCCGCGATCGCGTCCTTGACCTCGAGCGGGCGCACGAAGAACGATTCGGCCTGTTCGACCGACAGGCCGCGCAGATCGGCGATCTTGTCGGGCGCGTCGAGGATCGCCTGTTTGTTGAGCTCCTCGACCGTGCGCACGAACGCGCCGAGCCTGGCGCGCTTCAGCGTTTCGATCGCGGCGGCTTCGTCGGTGTCCGCGTCGAGCTTTACGGTCGGGTTGCCGTAGCGCCAGCCGAACGCGCCCGACGCGAGCTGCACGCTGCGCGCACCGTCCGCGAGCAGCGCGGTCTTGTTCGCTTCCGCGTAGGCCTGCAGCTTGGCGACCATCTTCTTGACGTCCGCAGCCGAGGCTTCGATGCCCGGCGCATGGTCGGCCACGAGCTTGGCGACGGCGCCGTCGCGCGCGGCCGTCTGCGCGTCGAGCGTGCGGGCCGCCACGCCGATCAGGTGCACGAGCAACCCGGCCTCTTCGAGCGTCTGCGGCAAATCGGCGGCGGGCGTCGCGATGCGTTTGGTGCGCCCGATGCGGGAAGATGGGGTGCCGGAATATTCGCGGGCCATCAGATCGCGCCCCCCAGCATTTCGACTTCGCCGCGCGCCATCGCCACCAGATCGTTGACCACCGACACGACGGCCATGGTCGGCACCTCGAGTTCGACCGGTTCGAGCTTGTCGAAATCGAGCGCGATGCGGATGGTCGCGGAGTCCGGCTTGTCGAGATAGCGCTGCAGCCGGTCGCGCAGTTCGGCGTAGCTGTCGTGCTCTTCCATCCGTTCGAGCAGCTTTTGCAGCTGCGCCCGCGTGACCGCTGGCAGGCTGCCGGCTTGCAGCGACGACGGGGGCGCCGGGGTCGGATAGGTCGGCGTTTTGGGAACTGCGTGTTTGGCCATGGCGAGGACTCCGAGGTCGGTGGGAGAGGTAGGCGGGGCGGATCAGGAAAACGTGTCTTGGTCGGGCGTGGTGCGCGCGACATGGGCCGCGATCAGCAGCGCGTCGCGCCGACAGCATCGCGCCGCTTCGCGTCGCGCCCGGCGCCACGCGAGAAACCGCGCGACCAGCCGGGCGATCACGACGGCGCGCTCCCGGTGGAAGCGGGCGCCGGTTCCGGGGCGCGCACGACCGCGCGCGCGATATCGAGCGCCTCTGCGCTGCCGTCGAGCACGCCCGCCAGCAAATCGTGCAGCGCAGTCATGCCGGACGCGACGGCCTTCGCCTGCACCTGGACCGGGTAGTGCAGCGGCCGGTTTTTGAGGATCGCCTCGGCCAGACGCGTTCCGATCCGAATGCGCTCGATATGCGCGCGGATTTCGGCGGCCTGCTCCGCACGGGATTTTTCAGCTTGGTTCACTGGCAGTCTCCTTTTTGAAGTCCGGCCGAACGGGCCATTTGGGATCGAGCGCGCGCCCGACGTTTCGCGGCGCCTTTTTGGGAAACGCCCAGCTATGGCCGGCCGGCACGTCGCGCGCCGCGCGCGGCGGATCGAATTTGAGTTTGAGCTTGGCGTCGAGCGACGCCTCGGCTTCCGGCCGCAATTTCGGCTTGTGGCCGTCGCGCCACATGCGCGCGACGAAGGCCTGCGGGTCGCGCAGCACCGCCCGCAACAGGCCGTCGCGCACGTGCTCGCAGATGCGCGCGACGAGCCGCTCGGCTTCGAGTTTCAGGAAGACGTCGCTGCGCGTGGCTTCGACCGCAACGGCCGCCTTGCATTGCGCCTGCAGCGCGTCGAAATCGGCCTGGGTCAAATCGCCGCGCGCGACCAGCCTTGCGATCGAGCGCGACGCGTGCAGCACGCTGGTATGGTCGCGATTGCCGAACAGCCGTCCGATCGCGGGATACGACATGCCCAGGCAAAGCTCGCGCACGAGCGCCATGGCGACCATGCGCGGGACCGCGAGTCGCCGCGTGCGGTGGCGCGACGCCATGGCGTCGATCGGCACTTCGAACGCGGCGGCGACCAGCCGCTTGATCGTCGCGACGCTGCCGAACGGATCGTGTTTTGCTTCGTCGGTCATGGCGCCGCCCTCACGAAAGCGCCTGCGGGCGGATATAGCCCTCGCCGCTCAGCGCGTAGACGGTCGCGAGCGGCACGGCGTTGGTCTCCAGCGCAAGCACGTCGCGCTCGGCCGCTTCCAGCATGGCGATAGCGGCGCCGATGCTCTGCGCGTAGTCGGTCGGGTCGGCGCGCAAAATGTCGAGTTTTTGGCGCACGGCTTTGAGGTCGCTCGAAATCATGGTGCCTCCTGTTTCCGGGGAACGGACGCGGATGCGATCGGGCACGCGCGGCACGCGGTCCAGTGGCGCAGCGCTTCGGGGTTCGAGCGCGGCTGGGCGCGCGTCTGCCAGCTCCGGCAAAGCGCGCCCGCGATCGCGTGCTGGAGGTGCGGGCACAGCACGCGTCCGCCGCCGAAAACTTTGAGCACGCGCGCTTCGATCCGGTGCGTGGCGCCGGGATACTTGCCGCGCATCGCGGTCGAGACGGCGGCGCGCGACATGCCGATCTGGCTGGCCACGGCGCTGATGGCGCCGCGCTTGCCGCCCGTGCGCTGGCGCTCGGCGGCGACCGCGTCGTTCAGCAGCGCGATCCACTCGGCGGTCATGCGCGGACTCCGCCGACGCTCGCGTCGAGCGTTAGAAACGCCCGGGCGTTGGCGTCCCACACGCGCTCGTATCGGTCGCTCGGGCGCGGCGTGAGCGGGCCCAAATCGCGAACCAGCAAATAGCGCGGCGGCCGGCCGTGCTTGAGCTGGCGCACCACGCCGTGGCGCTTCCACACGCCCAGGATTTGCTGGGCGTTGGCGATGCCCTGCTCGCCGGGGCGCGCCGCAAGTTCGACCAATTGGGCCACGCTCGCTTTGCGCACCAGGCGCAAGGCGCGCCACAGCCGGTCGGCCAGCGTGGTCTCGTATTTGAAACGCGGCTTTTTGACGGGCTTCGCCGGCGGCGGTCTGCCCGACGCGGCGACGTCGGCGACGCCGATGCCGCAGGCTTGGATGCCGCCGCCCTCGAAACCGCCGGTCGCGCGCACCCGCTGGCCCATCTTCGTGAGCGCGTAGCAGCCCGGAATTTTGCGCTCGACCAGCCCGAGCCGCACGAGACGGTAGATGCGCTGGCGGACATTGTCCGGGTTCTGGCGCAGCTGCGCCGCCAGCGTCTTGATGCGGATGCACATGGCGCCGGTCGACAGTGCGGGCGGCGGCATGCCTTCGAGCGTGAGCTGCAGGGGAACGAGGTTCGTCGCCATCACGCCGCTCCTGCGAGCGGGGCGGCATTTTGCCCCGGGGCCGCAAACGCTTCGGCCTTGACGAGCTGGCGGTTGGCAAGGTCGGCGGCCGTCAGCGTGTTTTTCTGGCCGCGCGCGACGCGTTTCAATTCGTCGGCAGCGCCGAGCGCCAGGCGCATGCGGCCTTCGGTTTCGCGCAGCAGCCGTTCCATCAGCGCCGCATCGACGCCGACGCCGGCGCGGTCGGCGATCAGCTTCGCCATGTCGTCGGCCGCCATGCGCTTGAACTTCGCGACTTTGGAAACCCGGCTCCACACGGCCGGATGGCGCTTCAGTTTGTGCGCGATGAACTCGCGCCCCATCAGCACGCACGGGATTTCGGTCGCATCGACCACGCCGCGGATTTGGTCGACAACCTTGCCGCTGGCGAGCGCGTGCTCGACTTCGTCGAAAATCACCGGGCGCGGGTTTTTGGCGAGGATGCCGATGAGCTGTTCGTACAGGCCCTCGCACGAGCGCGCGGGCGGGGCGCCAAGTTCGCGCGCCCAATCCGACAGCACCCAGTGCGGCGTGCAGGCCGATTGCAGACGCACGAACGGCACCTCGTGCGTCAGCGCGTAGTTGAGGCCAAGATGCGTCTTGCCCAAGCCCCACTCGCCCGCGACGACGATGAACGCCGCTTCGGGCGCCGAGCGCCCTTCGACCGCTCTGATCGCGTCCTTGAATATCCGCACGTTTGCAACATCGACGAGCTTGCTGTATCTTCCTTGCGTCACGTCAGTTCTCCGCTGGTTGTGGCTTTACGAATATCCAACCGCCGCCGGCCGCTAACCGGCGGCGGTTTCTTTTTTGGGCACCGCCCAGAAAGCGGCATTTTCCTTTCTCTCCCGGATCAGGCGCAGCGAGGTTTGGATGCGCTCCAGCACGTACGGGTCGGCCGCCATGCGGTCGGCCAGATAGGCCTTCTCGATGTCGGTGGTCTCTGCCGCGTGCTGGTACAGCCACAGAAGATCGACGCGATCCGGCGCCGCTTTGATCTGTTCGCGCGTGATGTCGGTCGTGTCTTCGCAAACGTCCCAGTCGATGCGCCGCGCCCGCTCTTCGCGCGGCAGGGCGTCGTAGAGCGGCACGATGTTGGAGGCTTCGAATGCCGGCGCGTCGAGCGCCGGCGGTTCCCACGCCTTGGGCGCATCGAGCGCTGCGGCCGCCTTGCCAGCTTGGTCGAGCATCGCCGACGCATAGGGCAGGCCCGCCGGCGTGATCGTGCCGGCGGCCTGGGCGCGCGCCAGCGCCGCGTCGAGCACTTCGCCGGCCGACAGTTCCGGCCGGTACTCGGCCTTGAGCTGGCGAAATATCGCGCGGCTGTCGCTGTCCATGCGGCGCTGGATAGCCGACGCCTTCGCGGCCAGTTCGGCGCGGCTCGTGCCGGCCAGCGCCAGATCGCGCGCCACGCACACGAACGCGCCGTCCGTGCGGCGCACGACGATGCGCCCGGCATCGGCCGCATCCATCAGCACGTCCACGCGCTGGCCGATCAGCGGCACCAACGCCTCGTGCCAGTATTCGGCGCGCGCGAGGGCGATGCCCTTTTTGCCGACGGTGCGAAGGGCGGGTTCCGACAGCAGCACGTCGAGCGCGCGCAGTTCCGCGACCGGGCGCATGTGCGCGGCGTTTGCGGCGGCGACCTCGCGCGGCGTGCGGCCAGACAGCGACCCGTGCACGGCCAGCTCGTATTTGCCGAGCGCCCACGCGTCCAACGCGGCTTGAAGCTGGCTTGCCGTCAGCGCCACGTGGAACAGCAGATCGTCGCCGGTCCCCAGCCGCTTCGCGAAGCCGACGCGCGCGCGGATGGCCTGCGCCTGCGCCACGCTATGGCCCATAAAACCCGGCAGGATTTCCAGGAGCTCGTGCGACATGGTTTTGAAGAACCGCTCGATATGCGGCTTCTGCGTCGGGTCGAAGGGCGTGCACAGTTCCTGATGGATGTCCAAGGCGGCGAACGCGGACGTTGCCCAGCGCGACGTGAAGTCGCTGCCGTTGTCGGTCTTGACCGTTTCCGGCACGCCGAAATCGACGATGCCCTTGCGGATCGTGGCGAGCACCGCTTGCGCCTTGGACGTCGGCGCCACGACCAGGCGCGCGCGGCGCGTGAACACGTCGATGACGCCCACGATGGTATGGCGGCCGTCGATGCACTGGGCGTCGGCTGGCGTGGCGTCGCTTTCCCAAAGCTGGTTGATGCGCAGCACATGTTCGCTGCGGTCGCCGATCGCGATCTTGAACTTGCTGCGGGCGGCGTCCGGGTTCTCCAGCTGAAGGGCGGTGCGCGGGTTTGCTTCGCGCCAACGGTTCATCCAGCGCTGCAGGGTTTTGGCGCTCGGGATCGCGAGACCCTGGAACCTCGCCTTCATGGCGTCGCGCACGGCGCCCGGCCGGTAGTGCGGGGCATGCGCGATCAGCGACAGGATGAAATCGCGATAGACCGGATTGCCGTCGATCAGGCCCGCTTCGCGCGACGGGGCGTAGCGCCCGGCGATGCCGGCGATATCGCCCTTCGACGCCGCGATGCGCCAGCGCCGCAGGCTGGGGCCGGATACGGTCGGCAGGGCGGCGCGCAGCCAGGGTTCTGCCCCAGCTTTGGTATCGAAGCGCCCGGCATTCCATTCGACGGCAAAGCGCGCGTCGGCGGGCGTGGCTTCGATACAGGCTTGCGTGCGGAACGCGTCGGCGAGCCTAACGATGCACAGCCGCGCCTCGGCCCGGCTGCGCTTGGACCCGGCGAGCCCGGCCAGATCGCTCAGCGCAGCGTTAGCAGCGACGGCCAGCGTGGTCTTGGCTGACGCGGACAGCTCGCGCGCGGCAAGCTCCTCTCGCGCCTCGCGCGGCAGGGCGTCGATCGGGTATTCGCGCCCGCCGCCCCGGCCGACGCGATCCCGCGACGGCCAGGCGTCGCGCTTGGCGAGGAGCTGCACGCCGCGTTTTGTTTGCGGCAGATCGGCAAGAACGAGCTCGGCCAGCTCGGCGGCGGTAAACCAGATTTTCACGGGCGCCTCCGCAATTGTTTGCGAAGGTCGCGCGCGCGGTCTTTGAGCCGGTCCTGTTCGGCCAGAACGATGCCAAGTTCGGCGCCGATCGCGGCCTCGCCCGTGACCACCTGGTGGCCCGATTTCGACGCGAGCCTTGCGAGCAACCAGGCGGCGCCGGTCGCTTCGATGAAGGCGGCCAGATACAGCAGCGGAAAACGCCAGTCGGTACGGCTGGGCGCGGTCCAGGCGTCGAGCGTCGAAACCGACACGGGATAGTTGGGGTCGGCGCCAAGGGCGTCTTCCATCGCGGCGGCAATTTCGGCGCGCGATTTGTCGCTTTGTTTGATGGCTTCGGCGAGAGCGGCGCGAAGCTCGCCATCCCAGTTGAGCGAGCCGCGCGCGGCCGGGGCGCGGGTGCTTTGATCGAGCGCCAAAATCTGCTGGCGCGGGTCGGTCTGACGGGGCTTCGTCATCCGGCCTGACCGTCGGCACTGGCAGTCCGGCAGACATTGCGGAGTGCTGCCAATTTGTGGGATCGTCTGTTGCGCCGAAACGGATAGGGCTCGTCGTTTTCGTCGAAGACAGACGGCCAGATTTTGTGGGGGCGCTCGCCGATCAACGCGGCGATCTTCGCTTTGACGGTGGGCCACGGCTTCTGGTGAAGCGCCTTGCCGCCGGCCGAGCGATCAAGGCCTAGCAGCGGTCCAATTCGGTCGAGCCGATGGCCCGCTTTTGTCAACGCAGCGAGTACGTCGGCCGGGTGCCAATCGTGAGCTTGGGAGCGTTTCAACGGGGTGTATGGGTTCGACATCGCGAACTGACAGTGTCGAATTTAATCGACACCGTCAACGATAAAAATCGAGTTCCCGGTTCTGGTGCATCGATTTTTATCGATACTTTGGAATAGTGCAGGAAAATCAATGCGCAAACTGCCGATCGCAAAAATGGCCGAAGTGGGAAATCCAGTTCCCAGTTCGATTCTGGAACTGGGAACGCGGCTTGCGCGCGTCGTTGCCCTGTATCCGAGTCGCCGTGCAGCAGCGAAGATTTGCGAGCGTACCGATGAAATGTTGGCCCGCTACGAAAAAGGGCTCGCCGATCCGCCCTTTTCGGTCGTGGCCAAACTGGCCCTCGACAAAGGCGTGTCGCTCGAATGGCTCGCAAGCGGCGAAGGGCCAATGGAGCGCGGCGTGCCCCCGGCAGCGCCGCCGCTCGACAGCGTTCTAATGCAGGACTGCGTTGCTCTCGTGCTCGAGTCGCTCAGCGAACGCGGCGTCTCGATGCCCAACGCGCGATTCGCCGAATGCGTGCTGTTGCTCTACGAGCTCGCGCTCGAAGTGCCCAACGGCGACCGGCGCGCCTGGCTCGATCTGACCGGCAAGAAAACACTGCGCCTCGCCGGATAACCGGGCGTTTCTGCACCCTCGACCCGGACGATTTGCGGCGCGCGTTGTTCATACAATTGTGAACGATGCACACGCCGTTCGACAAACTCGCTCGCCTGCGCCTGATTCTGGGCCTTCCGGTCGCAACTCCGCCAGCGCCGACGAACCGTCAGTCCGCCTCTTTTTCGAATTTCAAACTGCCTGTCCAGCGGCTCTAAACGGCCGCGCGACGTGTCCCGTTTGGCGTCTCGACACGCCCGCCGACACGATGCCGAGACGCGCCGATTTGTCGCGCAATCTCAATAGCCTGTCCCACAATATCCCGCCCAGTGCCGCCCAATCCCGATTGCCCAGTTAATTTCATACCACCTGTCCCTCTACAGACCCTCGGGTCAAGCCCGAGGGTCACGAATTTGGCCGGATTGCAAATCGTCGGCGCGGTTACATGCCAGCGATTCCAACGGGATAAATAGGCGACGGTCGCCGGTCGTCGCCTATTGGTCGCCTATTTCAGGCGATCTCGGTGGCGAGTTTGTGCAGGATCGCGTCGGCGAAATTCGAAAAACGGCGCGCGGGCACCACAAACGCGCCGGGGCCGCCAATCACCTCGGCCCGGTAGATCGAGGCCAGATTCGCTTCGTCGGTCAGAATCGGCAGGCCGTTGATGCCGATCCCCGCCGCCACCGCGTCGTCGCGGGCATAGCGCGCAAAACGGCCCTGGTTGTTGCGCCCGTCGCCCGAAACGTCGATCGTGCGGCGCGTCGCTTCGAACGGGCACAGCGCCAGCGTTTTGACCGCATGGTCGATCGCGGCCCCGATCGCCGTCGCGTCGTCCTGCACCAAACGCGGCTGGGCTTCCAGGCGCCCGGCAAACGCATCGAGGGCGGCAGGCGAATCGAGCAGCGTCCAGCCGATCGCCTGGGTTTGCGCGAACTGGCCGCCCCACTGCGTCTGGGCGACGGCGATGCGTCCGGCCCCCGAGCCGCCCAGCACTGCCCGTCGCACCCGTTCGTGGCGGAAGGCGGCGGCGTAGCCCAGGGCTTGCAAACGGTATTCGTCGGCGTCGATCGAACTGGAACAATCCACTGCCAGCACCAAGGCCAGGTCGGCAGCGGGCGCGCTGAAGGGTCGGGCAGGCAGCGTGTGGGCCGAGCGCTCGCCGGCCAGTACCGTGCCGCTTGCGGCCAGCGCCAAGCTGGCTGCCAGAAACGCGCGGCGCGTGGGATTGGACTGGTTCAA